TCCAGATATTTATGCATGCCATTGGAACTATATCGCCAGTAGCAAAACCTTGAACTGGGTAATTTTTAATTAGAGTACTGTAAGTAGAGCCCCAATGAGTTCTCTCAGCGTTAGGAAAATAGTATTCTCTACCACTAGGTATGTCAACCATCTTTGTTCTTATAGCTTTTTCTTGTAGTTGAACGTGCCATTTGGCAATATCTTTATATTTTTTTAAAAATGTACTGTAGTATTTTCTTTCATTTTTTGTACCACTAGTTCCACCATACAAAGGTTTAAATGTATGTGCCTTGGCTTCTTGTCTAGTGCAACCTATGATGTCTGCAGTAAATTGATGAACATCTACACCATTCTTAATATCTTCCATGCCTTGTTTATCTTGTGCTAAAAACACTGCAGTTCTAAATTCTAATTGTGCAAAATCTACTTCAAATATTTTACCGTTTTCAAATCTAGAAATTATAATTTTTTTTATTCCACCATCTCTAGGTAAATTTTGAAAGTTGGGACTATAACTAGATAATCTTCCCGTTGCAGTAGATATTTGATTGAATGATGGATGAATCAAACCACTTGGTCTAACACTATCTCGTAATCCTGTAACAAAAGTATTAAGTAGTTTAGAGACACCGTTAAACTTAGCTAGTGAATCTACAAACTCTTTTGTTTTTCCAACAGAGTTTTTACTAATTCTTTCCAAAGCGAATCTATCTGTCTTAAAACCACCTTCAATAACATCCATAACTCCTCTCGGTTTTTCTTTAAATCCTGCAACTGCCTCTGTTTCCACATATAATTTACCCAGACTTTTACACTTTTTACATTTGTTCATACTTTTAAAGGGTGTGCCATCTACCTTTGTGTGTCTAACTAAACCTAATCCTTGACACTCAGGACAGTCATTAGCTATTGTTTTGTAAACCCAATCCGTGTGCTTATCTATTATACCTCTAAACTCAGGGTCAGTTATATGAGGTTTTCTTTTTGCTCTTCCTGTTTCTGAATCAATGCCTATGTTAAATATACTAGACCACACATCTTTATCTTGTATCTGCCTAGAATAAATTACTTTAGATAAATCCTCACCTGAAGAAACTAAGATAGGCGTGTCACCCATTACCTCTTTTGTAATATTATCTATGTGATTTTTATGTTTATAATATTGCTCTGTTAAATCTTTTTCTACTTTAGACAAACAATCTAAATCTAGACAGTTACCATTCATCTCCATGTCTATAATAACTTTTAAAAATCTATTAGACATTACTCTTACGGGTATGAGTTTTTTGTTATGCTGTTTATTATAATTAAATGCCTGAGCTTTATAAAGTTTGTATGTAATCTCTACGTCTTTTCTACCATACTCCTCTAACTCTTTCATTGGAATCTCATCTATATTAAAACCATCATTTGTATAGTTGGATAATATGTCTGACTTTACGGGTAAATTATTTCTTATACAAGATTCTTTAAGTGATAAAGATATTCGTTTGTGAAACTTATCAAATTTATTACCTCTTTGTAAAATGTATTCTGCTATCATGGTATCATAGAGCTCACCATCATACTTAAACCCTACCCAGTAGAGCCAACTCATATCAAATTTTAAATTATGACCTATTATTAATTTTGATTTATCAAGTATGTCTTGTATTTTTTTACGATTGTCATGTCCATTTCTATTATCTTTATGTTCAAAGAAATAGTATTCATCATTTATACCAACTGATACAAGTTTATTTTTTTCGTTATATGGACTTGGGTCCCCTTCTTGAAATGTTGTCTCTATATCTAATGTAGTTATCATTCATACCTCGATAGCAAATGATTTAAAAAACAAGGAATGTAAACATGTTCTCCTGTTAATTTATTTTTTGATAAGTAAAGTGACCTATCATAATCTAATTCAGAATCGTTAGGTTTTCCAATACCAATAATTAAATCAGCCTCTCCTGCCTTTCCTGTTTTAGAATTATCTAACCAATTAAAATCTACTTTTTGTTGATTATGTGCTTCTGCGCTAGCTTGGCTAACACCTATTACTAAAACATTTTTTCTTTTTGCCAATTCTCTTGCCTGTTTATATATTTCTTTTAATCTTTCGTGTTGTGCATCATATCTTCCAGAGATTCCAACTTTATCTAATTGGTCTATGATTATTACATCAATTTCATTTTCATCACAATAGTTATTTAAATCATCCATGGTTACCCCGACACAATCATAAACATAAACATTATGTTTTATTAGGGCCCAAAGATTCATAACTTCTTCTTTTCTTTCAATTATTTGTTCTTTTTTTATTCCTGTACAACTAGATACTAATCGTACATAAGTTTTTTTAGCAGGCTCCTCGTTGATAAACGCATGACATTTTTTCCCTTGATGTGCGAATCCACCTTCATTAGCTACTAAACTAATCCAAAAAGCTGACTTACCCGCTTCTGGTCTAGCAAATATAATTACAAAGTTCCCCGGGCCTACACCTTTAGTAGAATCTTGTAGCATACCAATATTAAATTTAATAACACCCTCTTTGCCTTCATCTTCTAATATTTTTATTGGGTCTCCATGTACGGGTTCTATTTTAGATTCGTATTCTTTTCCTACCGTATCAATATTACTTACGAAGTTTTTGATATCTGAAAAGTCATATTTATCAGGGTTATTGACAAGTGCAAAACTCTTTTTAGTAAGTTCTTCAGCCTTTTTTTGTTTGAGTGTTAAATTAAGTATGTACTCTACTGTCTTATCATTTGGTTCTTTTACTCTGTCTAAACCAAATATTATTTCTTTATCAGATTTTAATTTAGTAAAGCCCATGCGAGAACCGTACTGTCTTTCATAAAAATCTGCTAGATATTCAGTAGATATGCTTTCACAGTCTTTATCGTTATCGTAAATGTCTTGAATACATTTATAAATATTGTGATTATAAACATCACCTAAATTATATTTTAGAAACTTATCGTAAAATTTACGATTCAATATTGACTTCAGCAAATACTTTCTTACATTACCGTTTGCCTCGGTCATATTCTTATCCTTTAATTTTAGCAAGTATGACTATTGTTTATTTTCTTCAGCCATACCGTTTACTATTTTATCTTGTATCTGAGCTTCTTTCCTTCTTATAATTATATCTATGATATCAACAAACTCTCCATGAGACCCTATTAATTTAACAAAGTTTTCATACTCCTCTTCTGACATTGCAAATCTTAATTTTGGCGAGAGTCCCAAAGGCTCATCATAAGTTCTAATAATAATTATATCCTCTTGTTTTTTAGGTTGATATTTTTTTATAATGTCTTCACAAGTTTCTGCGCTTATTCTTTGTATGTAGTATTTATTCATTTCTTAGTTCCTTTAGCCTTTCTTCCATTTCTAGTTTTATTTCATCTAACCTTGAATCATCTTCCTCGATTAAAGCCGGTAACGGCTCTATCTTGATTTGATTTTTTTCTTCATTATAAGTTTTAAAATTATAACTACAACCATTAATTAATAATAAAGATAATAAAATATATTTAATCAATACGACCACCCCCTTTTCTTAAATACTTTATCTACCCTTTGCCTCTCCATTTTTACAAACTCTCTTTCTACTGTTCTCTTCATATTTATTGCAGAGCCATGATTATCAAAGTTTTCAATTTTGTACTTATTTATTTTACTCTTCATTGTATCAAAAACAAATTTAGGTACTTCCAAATTAAATTTATCACCAATATTTTTTACGGTAATAAAATCTCTAGCTTTATAGTCGTAACTATTTTCATCTATTCTAACACGGCCCCCTCTTGTACCCAATTACTTTCTCCTTTTTCTTCTTGCTCTACGTTTTTTACTTCCTATTTTCCTACGGCCTTTGTGTCTTTTCTTTTTTAAAATACTACCCATGAAACACAAATATATAGGCAAAGAAAGAAATCACAATAAATATTACTGCCAATAAAACTATGAAATCATCCTGCATATTTTTCCTTTCCACTCTTTCATCTTGTCATCTTCAAAGTATTTTAAATCTTCATCTATCATCCAGATGTAAGGATTTACCTTTGATTCTAATTTATTTTTGATACTAAAACATTTGTCAGTTGCGTCTCTGTCTAAACAAATAACAACATTATCTGCACTGTTAGCTATGTGTTCTACAAAACTATCTTGTAAACTAGTACCCATTAAAGCTATCCCTGTGAATCCACACTTAACTTCTATTGCGCATGCGCTAACACAATCCTCTACGATAATAGCTATTTCTTTGTTGTTCCCTGTAATAAAAGGGACATCTGATTGTCCGTACTTAAACCACTTAGGAGTAAAATTTCCGTATGCTCTACCTATGGCATTGACAACTTCACCTTCACTTTCTATTAGAAACACAACTCGCTCCTGTTTTACATCATACATAATTCTAGCGTTAGTGTTGGTGATTCCATACATATCTAAAAAAGCTCTAGCTTTTGGATGCACTGCATAATTAACAAAGCTTTTTGGCATAATAAATTTATGATTATGAAAATTCTCTGTGGTATCAAAAAAATCATCTATATCTTTTCTAGAGAATCCATCTGATTGTATACCTTTTGCATCACAGTTAGCATGAAAACAATTCCATAATATCTTTCCATTGTCATTGGTAACTTCAAATGTTTTTCTATTTAAACAAAAGGGACAATCTATTCTTAGCTTGCCCTGAACATCTAGCTCCTTAACTACTTGTAATTGATATTTATAATCCATTTGACAAAATTAAAATCTGTGGTATAATATTAATGTCCTCCCCACCCTTACATACTGTATTACCATGAGCCCGAATCTTCATCATCATCTTTCTTTTCTGCTGTCATAAGCACATAAAAAAATACAAACAATAAAATTAAAACTGAAATTATTATTATAGATGTACTGCTCATGCGTTGTTTAACTCTTTTCTATCTCTTATATCCACTAACTGTGCAGGGAGATTTTCTACCATTAATTTAGTAGTTATGCCCTCAAAGGGGTATACGTCTTGAGCATGCTCTGGAGACTTAGCTTTTACAATATATGTTCTGATACATGTTTCTTTAACTCTAACCACATAATCATTTAAAGTTTCTTTCAATTATTATCCTTTCTTTTTATTTCTAACAATACTTTAATAAATAGTTTTTGCATATCTGTTAATCCTTCTAAGTCTTTATCAGTTATTATCATCTTCATCTTTCCACTTATCAATTATTTGTTCGTTTGTTGAATCGTCTATGTAGTAAACATACCCGTTTATTGTAATATATAAAGAGGTATCGCTTTTTATTTCTATCTTCATTAGAACCTCACATCCTTTATCTTTTTCCACCATGGTTCTTCTACTTTAATACCTTTAATCCATTGATTTAATTCTATTTTTAACTCTGAATTAGATAACACATCAAATCCAACTAGCTCCCATGCTATTCTTTCTTCTGCTAAACATAACATCAAAGCACACCCTTTAGTAATTTTTTTATTTTTTACCTTGGATTCAATCTCATCCATAAATTTTTCTGCTTCATCTTGAAGCCAATGCTTTACTGCACCCATTATCTATTTTTCTCAAACAGCTTTATCTTTTGTGCTACTGCATCTCTAGTAGGGCAAGTCTTAAAAAGAAATAAAAATTCATGTTTATTTCCTATGGCTTGAGTATTGTAGGGAAAAGGCTCCCTAGTATTTTTAAATGTCTTACAGTGATATTCATTAAATAAATAAAATTCTGATATTTGTTCGTTTACTAACATTATAAATCCTTTCTATAAATAACTTTAGCTATGTTATAATAAATCATCTCCTTTGTCAAATTTGCAAAAATCCAACCATTGTAATTTTTGTATAGATATTGATTTATAATTTAAAGGGAGGTGAAATTATGAATGTATTTGGGATTACTAAAAAGTCTATCAACTTTTTTATTAATATGTTTGATAGGAATAGTATTGATGAAAACGGTATCAACAGATTCGTTGAAGTCGAATACAGTCCAAATGATTGGCAGTGGGTTAAAAAACAACTCAAAGATGAGAATCTTAAAAACGTAGTATAATCAAGGTTTTTTGGTCCATTTTAAGAAGCATACAGGGGGTTCTAAAAACCCTCGTGTGTGTTTGTATGGTAAAATTAATGTTTTGTTGGCTCTTCATCTTCAGGAGTCCACTCTATGACCAAATCATCTGACAGTATGTACTTATTTTTTTCGTAAAAGTCTATACCCTTTTGAGTTATCTCATATGCATGAGAACCATTTGATTTTAATTTTTTTATAAAACCTTTTTTTAGTAATTCTTCTATTTGATTATTGAATAGTAAATTCACATAATCTACTAATTTCTTTTTCTGCATTTTCTAAATCTTCACACTTTGTTAAATCTCTGGCCATTTCTCCCGTTTGCTCTAATATTTTTAAAACTTCTAAATAGTCAAAAGTTTTTGTGTAATCCTCGTTAGATTCATTTAGCCTGCTAACTTTTTTTTCTGCGTCTCTTAATCTGTATGATATTATCTGTAGTCTTGTTTTAAGTATTTCGAACATTTTACAACCTTTCTTTTGCTTTGAGGCTGTGGAGAAAGGAGTTCAATGAAAATTTACGGAGATTCTAAAAGAACAACCACAACCTCAAACTTATATTTTTATTTAACTAGGGGGAATGTAACCCCCCAGTCGTTTAGCATATCATCAAGGAGTACCATGAATCAAATGAAAAGTAAAAGCAATAGCGGTAACACTAACAGATTTTCCCAATAGGAGGTAATTAAATTTAATCATGCTATTAAAAACCTTTTCATCTACAAAAAAGATAACAAAATAATAATTTATGTCAATCTTTTTTCTTTTTCTTCATTGTAGATTATATCTCCCATGGTTATTTGATATTGCGGTTTAGAATTATGATTGTATATTTCTAAAATCTTGTCAAGCTCACCGCCTTGTCTATGATTCTCCCAAAGGTTGAGTTTTTTCCCATAACTTCTGAATCTAGAATCTAGTCCCTCAAGGCTAAAGGCAACACCGTGTTGATTAATACCGTACTTTAGGGCCCGGCATAAATCTCTCATAAAATACTCATGCATATAAATACTATTTGCGGGTCTATTTCTCCTAGTAAGTCTTGCGTGAGTTCCATTAGTCCAATGCAGAGATGATTTTCTTAATCTTGTTAGTAAATCTTCACAGGCAGATGCAACTTTTTCCGTAAACTTTCCCACAAGTAAATCTTCATCTTTTCTAAAGCTATCAGAAGTACAGTGTCCCACGTCTGCAAAGTGTGAAAATAACACTAATCCCATGGACAAAGATACATTTTCATTAATAATCTTTTTCTTTTTACTATCTTTATCTCTTAAAAAATCTTTTTCTGGGACCAACTCAATTATATTTCTAAATCTTTTGTGGCTTTCAACATCTTTTGAAAACTCGCATCTAGAATACAAATGGTCCAATAAAGACCAAGGCGTATGCTTTGTATTTATATTTTGTATGTATCTCAAAGCATCTTTGACACTATCAAAAACTTTATCAATGACAACGTATCTTAGGGGAATACCTAGTAATCTACAACTTTGTCTTCTGTGTTGTATGTCTAGCCCTACATATCCCTCTACACCTCTAACTTTACCGACCATACAATTAACTAGTTGTCCCTCTTCTCTTATAGATTTTACTAGTTTATCCACATTTTTTTTATTGATAGGCCTGTTGCCTTTGACATCTTTTATTGAGTCATAGTCATAGGTTTCATATACATCTTGAGAACTTACTTTGTAAGTTTCCGTGTTCACTGTTCTTTTTTGGCTAACAGTTGAAAAGCCATTTATATTTAGCATAATTAATTAATATGCTATTTCAGTCATTAAGTCAAATAAAAAAAGGCCACCCCGCAGGATAGCCCCTTAAATTTTTATTATAATGTTTTATACTGTGATTAAAGTATAAATAAAAGCTATAATAATCATGCAACCCATTAAGATATTAAATTTAAGATTGTTCATGCTATTATAGTACCTACAAATAATAAACCAAGAAACACCAAAGACAATGTCGCATATACCCCTATAAATATTTTTATATCTGTATCTGTGAGATTATCATCTCTTTTAGTTTTCTTTTTACTCTTCATTTTAATTAGCCTTTTCAACGGTGTAAATACCGTCTTTCCATGATATAGAATTATATTTGTAGCCTAGATGCTCAATTATCCTTGTTACGCTGTTTTCTCCGCAAGCTCCATCAATCACGGGTATTGTATGCTCTTCAGTTGGTAAGTCTGAGGTCCTGCTGCCTTTTGATGAGGGCTCCCAATTAGGATTGACGTATTTAAGGGCATAAAAAGTTTTATCAAATTTTAGAAGTTCATTCCAAAACTTACGTTCTACCCAATCTCCAAGAACAGTGCCTTGCATATCATAACCGCCTCCGCAGGTCCTTGCGACTCTTATACCGTCTACTTTCAGCCCAACTATATTATAGCCGTAACTATTACGGGCTCTTGACGTTCCATAAGTATACTTTAAAACGTACCTATCTTGCATTATTGTTTCCTTTCTTTTTTTGTTTTAGTAGTTCTTGCGCCTTCTTTATCGTTTCCGGGTCCGCCTCTGTATTAGTGAAATGTCCAAATGAGTTGTTAGGATTATTAAATTCTCTCAACCATTTTTCTAATTCTCTTACGCTCCAAGATTCCATTTTATAATCTCCGTTTCTCTTAGGTATAACCCTAAGCAATAACCCGATTAAAGGTTATTGTTTAAAGTTATATTGATACTATATCAAATTCAATATCCGGATATTCATTGAATTTATTACAAATAAACTCTAATACATACATAATTAATATATTATCTTTATCTGACTTAGCTTGTTCAAAAGTATAAAAAGACATGTACCCGCTATAAGACTTTGTACGCTCTTTTAAGAAGTTTAAGAAGTCATCATCTTTTAATAGTGCTTTATTAAGTTTATTTACTTGATGACTAGATATCTTACAGTCAATTTTATCTGTACTATAATTATAATAGTTTGGTGAATATAAAGAAATGTCTTTAAAATCCATATTTATATTATATTCATGAAGTATAAAACTAGATAATTTATAACAGTAATCATCAATATAACTTTTATGTGTCTTTTTCCAATCAATAGAATCATAGTCCTTGATATATTTTTCCTCAATATCTGAGTCTATTCTATATTCAATATCAGCTTGATGAGTAGAATTATAAAACCCCCCAAACTCTATTGAAGTATCTATAATATTATTCATTATAATCTCCGTTTCTATATTCATATTAAACAAATATACAATTATGTAAAGAAAAGATTGTCCAAAGATTAAATTATTTTAGACAAATATAGTAAATAAATGTAAAGATTCTGCGCGCTCACTCCCGCATATGTACAATATATGTTCGTGAAATGTTTGGCATATGTCCAATATATGTACGGGGTATGTAAAGTACATGTCTAGTTTTTAGCATGCTGTACATATGTAATACATCTAGAAAGTACAATATAAAACATATGTTTCACATTATGGAATATATATGTCAGATATATGTGTTTTATCTCTGTAGCATATGTTAGATATATGCAGGCATGCATGTGTCATGGGGGGTGTGTGTTACTTATGTATACGAGGTCATGCTAAAATATTCAGATTTAGTTTGAAAGTACATATCCGGCACTACCTAAACATATTTTTAGCATAATATTCCGCCTGTATTTAACATATATATAACATGGTGGCAGACATATAATGTCTATTATACACCCCGGACACAGTTTTGTCAATAAAAAACTTGACAACTTCGTATTTTAAGTCTATAATATATAATAGTAGGCTGATTTCAACGGTCACACACCATCACACACAAATAATATAAGCATATGGCATCACGAACAGCCTAT